ACTTGAGCTGGCCCCAGCGGGTGAACAGCTTGTCCCGCGTGGGCGCGTCCTCGTAGCTCTGGCCGTCGCCGACGTACTGGCTCACTCAGCCTCCGAGGAGCGTCTGGCGCCCCAGCTGGAGGTCTTGGGGGTTGACGCCCATCGGCCCGGTGAGCATGGTGGTGGTCGGGCCGCCCTCGGCGCCCGCCTGCTGCATGATGCCTGCGACGTCTGGCTGTGCGCGGGTGGCGGCTGCCATGGCCTGCTGCGACTGACGCTGCTGGCTGCGCGCCTGTGCAGCCATCGCCTGCTGCGCGGTGCGCTGCTCATTCATGGCCTGCGCCTGGGCCTTGCGGCCGCTCTCGCCCGCCGCGATGCCGTAGCCCGTGCCGGCGGCTGCTGCTGCCGCGCCAGCGGCCGTAAGCCCGGTCGCGAGCGCCGATCCGCCTGCCGCGCCGCCCAAGCCGGCGGCTGCTGCGCCGGCACCGAGGCCCGCGCCGATGGTGCCGAGGAGCGAGCCGATGGCCGAGATGATGAACCGCCGCTCGTGGCGGGCGGCGAGGTCGCGGTGGCGTCGGAGCGAGTGTCCTTCCATCACAGTCCTTTCGTGAACGTCCGTTCGGTGATCCGGTACCCGAGCCTCGTCAGGATGCGCTCCGCCGCGCTTTCCCCTTCGAGGACGATGTCCGACATGCAGATGGCTTTCGCGCCTTCTTCCTTGGCCCAACGCTCGAATTCTGCCAGCATCCGCACGCCTTCAACTCGTCCTCGGACATCTTCGTCCATCCACCACGAGGTTTCGAGGGCGACGCGGGCGCCGGGGCTGAACCAGACGGGCTGGAGAATCGCTGCCAGGAAGCCGCGAGGAACGCCGTCAACTTCCGCCACCCACACACGACCATGCTCGAAGACAGCGCCGATGGCGGCTCGCATGTCCTCGTGGCTTGGCGAAAGTGCTGCTGCATAGCGGGTGCCTGCGAAGAACCGTTGTCCCATCGCGGCGATCACGTCGAGATCGTCCGCAGTCGCGAGCCTTACGGGCATGACTGTATTCCTCCCATCATCGGTTACGGGTACTCACCGCATCTCGGAGTACGGGTCGTACTCCTTGGGCTTCGGGTCGAGCCGCTCGCGCACCTCGCGAGGCAGCATCTTCGCGACCGGGTAGGCGAAGGTGAGCGCGAGCGCGTCCGCGATGTCCGGGCTGCCGCCGCCCTGCAGGCGCTTCTTGATCTCGTCCTTCGACTCCAAGACGCGCTTGCCGACCGCGTCGTACCAGTACATCGGGGTGGACAGTTCTTGGGCGAGGGTCGTGTCCTTGGGGATGCTGCCGCCGTTCTCGAGCCATTCCTTGACGGCCCACCACATCTCGGTGCGCTTGTTCACGAACAGGTTGGGGAACGTGGCCTTGCCGCCGAATGGCACCTCAGTGACCTCGTAGCCGAGCTGGCGCAGGCGGTCGATGACGCCGGAGCCGGCGCCTGCGTCGATGAACACGGCGTCCGGGTCGCGGTCCTCGATGATGCTGGCGACGATGGCCGCGAGGTTCATGTTGTCGATCCCCTGCCGGATGACCGGGTCTTCCATCCGCAGGCCCTGGCGCAGGACGATGACGCTGCGGTCATCACCGAAGCGGGCCGGGTCGACGCCGATCACCAGCGGGAACTCGAGGACGTCCCCGTCCGGGTAGCGGCGGCCGGCGGCGGCGTCTGCCTCGGACAGGCTGATGAGCTGGTCATCGCCGGCGGCGCTGAAGTCGCAGAGGTATTCGCGTGCGAACGCCTGCTCGGGCATGTCGCGCTGGAGGCGGGCGACCTCCTCGGCGTCGAGCGCGTCCGTGTCGTGGACCGTGTACCTCGCCGCATACCAGTCGGGCAAGGAGCCAGCCCGGTAGAACAGCTCGCTGAACAGGTTGATCCCGGCGGGCGTGCCGATGAACATGGCCCATCCCTTGCGGTCGGAGAGGGCGGGCTGGAGGATGTCGTTCCAGACCTCGGGCTTGATCTGCGCGACCTCGTCGATGACGCAGCCGTCGAGGCGCACGCCGCGCAGGGCGTCCGGGTTGTCTCCCCCGAACAGGCGGATCGTGGCCTTGTTGTGCTTGAACGTGACGGCCAGGTCGGCCTCGTTGATCTCGACCGCGGCGGTGCGGATGAACGGGTCGAGTTTCTGCTTCAGGCGCGCCCAGGCAATGGCCTTGGCCTGGCGGAGGTATGGCGCTGCGTACACGAAGAAACCGAGTTCGTCGCGGCATTTCAGGGCGGCGTGAAGCAGGCGCATGAGCGCAAGTTCCGTCTTCCCGGCGCGGCGGTGCAGGGCGAGAACCGTGAATCTCTTGCGGCGGCTGTAGCACTCAAGCTGCCACGGCCGCGGCGAGAAGTTCAGGTTGAAGTTCTCAATCATCCGGCAAGCCCGTCACCACGTTGATCGTGATGGAGCCGCCGTGGTCCAGGTTCACGCGGTCGCCGTAGACCTTGGGCAACACCTTGGACAGGAGCCACTTTCGGGTATCGACCATGAGGCGCTGGTGCGCGACCGCGCCGGAGTCGTAGCGCCCGTCCGGGGTGAGCGGCGGGGGCATGTCCGACAGGGTGACGATCTCCTCGGCCCATCGGTGGGCCTGGGCCACACGTGCATTCGCGTATTGCGGGGCAAATCCGTTCAGGTTGTTGATGTGCCAATCCCTGACGGTGCGCTCGTCTGGCATTCCCGGAGTCTTGCAAATCTCTCGGAGCGACTCGCCGTTCGACAACCGGCGGCAAATCTCGTCAACCACTTCCTGCGTGTAAATCGTTTGCCTGCCGCGCTTTCTGATCGCGAGGTCGCCGCCAGGAGGAGGGGACTGCGCTGCGGCGCTGGTAGCGGGCGATCTTCGCGACCGTCTGCCAGCGGAGGGAGAGGTGCTTGGCGATGCGACGATAGCCCCATCCACGGTCTTCGTGGAGCACGCGGATGAGGGTGACGGTTTCGTCCGTGATCGTGGCATTGTGGTGGGTCTGGCCGACGCGGCGGCCGTTCTCGTCGTAGGCGACGAGGGTGGTCACTTCTTCCGCTTGCCCTTTGCGCGGACGTCGGCGCGGTTGAACTTCTTGGCGACCTTCATGGGGACGCCGACCTTCTTGGCGAAGGAGCGGGAATGGGCGGCGGCTGCCATGAGGCGGCGCTGGGCGGGTGACTTGCTGGGCATCAGGAATCCTTCAGGACGAGCCGGAGCTCGAACCCGGCTGCGTGGGCGATCTTGAGGACGGAATCGAACGTGGGGCGTCTACGGCCGATTACGGGGGCCGTGGACAGGAGGCACTGCACGGTGTGCGCTCGTAGGGCGCCCTGTGCCTCGAGTCGGCGTGCGAGTGCGCTTCGCGTGGTTCCTGCGGAGGTGAGGCCATGCGTGATCGCGGCCTTCACGTCCTCATACGAGCCGATATTCATTGCCCGCAGTATATCACTGCGAGGTGATGACTTCACCGAAATCCTCGGCGGTTGCCGGCCAGATGATCCTTGGGGTGCCCGGGCCGAGGTAATTCTGCTCGATTCGGTCGGTGACGAAGCAGCGGGCCTCGGTCATCGTCATGTTCTCGTTGTCGCGCAGGCGGGCTGCGATCATCTCTGCGCTGTATACGGCGACGGGTATGCAGTTCTCCTCGTCGGGGCGTGGGTACATGATCCCGAGGAGGCAGTCATCGAACTGCGCCAGGAGGATGGGGTTGTGCTTCGGTCTGCGCTTTCCCGCCATGCGGGCGATGCTACAAAGCGTTCGTTTCGTTTCGCGTGCGCGTGGGAAACGATGATTTCTTCAGGCATCGCGCCTGGGCGTGCGGCGGTGCTTGTGCTCTCGGCAGTATTCGACCATGAGCCCGAGGATGCGGTCGCTGTCCGGGTCGATCCCGAGCCGCTCCTTCGCGGCCTTGATCTCCTCGGGGCTTGCGGTGGCGAGGATCGCCTTCGCCTCGCGGTCCCATTCTGCCAGCTCGGCCTCGGTCGGGCCGCGTGTCTCGTCGATGTAGCGCTTCGTGCTCTCGACCACGTGCTGGCCGGGGTTCCCGTGCCCGGTGATCTTGCAGTACTCCTGGTGGATCGCGGCGAGGTCCGGGACGCGGCTGCGCTTGAGGCGGTTGTTGTCCATGCACAGGCGCAGCTTCGCCTGGTCGAGGTGGCACCAGCGGCTGTTGATGAGTCCGGCCTCGGCGTCGGTGGGCTTCCACTTGGGCCAGAGGGACACCATGTAGCGCTTGTTGTCTGCCCACGTGATCTGGTCGTTCATGGCCTGCCTTTCAGAATGGGGTCCAGTTCGGGTCTGCTTCTGCTTCATGGCGGCGCCGCCGCCGGCCCCCCTTGAGGGGGGCTATAGGGGGAGAGTTCTCTTGAGAGTTCCCTTGAGAGTTAGGGGGCCACTGTGGCACCATCGGAGGGGCCGCTGTGGCACCACCCAGGGGCCTGTCAGGCACCACTGGTGCCTGTGTGGCACCACCCATAACCACGGTGTAGGTCAGGGACACACGGTCGTGGTGGGTCGCCAGGATGCCCTTGGCGCGCAGCTCGGCCACGGCCCGCTTCACGGTGCGGACGCCCAGGCTGGTCAGCATGGCAAGCCGGCGCTGGCTCGGGAAGGCGGTCTGCCCGTGGGACGCGATGGCGACGAGCACCAACTTCTGCACGCCCGTGAGGCCGCGCAGCTCGAGGATTTCGGTCGTGATGGGTCGCGCCATCCGTGCGTCACATGACCGGGGCAGGGCGGGGAGCGGCTGCACACTGACCCGCCCTGCCCACGGTCGTTTGGTTGTTGAGCAGTTGCAGCCGCTCTTGCGGGCCATGATAACGACCGAATTCCGGCGGTCAACCCTTGACTTCCCCGAAATGCCGGTTTACCGTTCCCGCGTCAGGCGTGTCCTCTCTGACGAGGCGAAGCGGCCTGTGGCTGCCGAGCGCGGCGCGACCTGACTGAACCCCCGGAAGCGCCCCGCGTCGACCTCACGGTCCGCGGGGCGTTTCGTTTCAGGCGTGTGACAAACTCACCACACTTGTCGACAACTGTAGTCACTTTGTCACATGACTAGTTTGCTGGTCAGGTGGGCAGCGCCAGGTCTTAGCCTGGCCTGCCCTACGGCGGAATGCGTTTGCTACACCAAGGGTGCGCTGCACCGGGCCGTGCCTCGCGGCCTTTCTGCCAGTGCCCCTGTGAGTGTTTGGGGCCAAAGCCACCTCAGACTCACCCCTCCGCACCGCGAGTATACCTACGCAAATGCCGCGCCACGCAAATCTTCCGTTTCACCTCTACGTGCAGGTACACAACTCGGCGCTTGGGCCGAACATGCCGGAGGGCACGACACGCGGCATCTGGCACGCGGCGTATTGCCGGCCCGGGCAGGAACTCCTCGCGCACGTGCTGCTCGAGACGGGCGCGCACTGGTGCGGCATCCCGCTGCACCTCATGTCGATGACCACCGCGTTCCACCCGCAGGCGGTCGCCAGCGGCGGGTCGCGTGAACTCACGCCCTGGGGCGGCATGGGCGAACACCTCGAGATCATGCACCTCCACTACCTCGAGGGCTTGCCCTGCATGGGCGTTGCCCAGAAGACCGCATTGGGCGACAGGCCCGGGTTCACGGGCCGGCACACCGGGATCGTCTTCGACTGGGCGGATGGGTTCAGCCGCTACCCGCAGGAGCACAAGCCCCTGAACCTCATCGAGACGAGCCAAGGCTGGTTCATGCTGCTGCCGAACAACTATGCGCAGTACACGGACGCGCACTTCACGTCCTACGCCAAGGGCGAGCGCGACTTCCGGCACTACCGTCGCGGCGACTACGTCTACTGGTGCGACTGACGATCCGGCGTACAAGTCCGGATAAGGCGTACACGTTTCCGCAAACGGAAGCCATTTCGTACGCGGAAATCGACGCCCGTCATTGATTTGCGGATACGTCCTGGATCAGCCTTCGCGCCTGTACTGGAGCTTCCACAACAGTCGAGACAGGTCGTTCGCCAGGTCGGTGACGGCCCTTTCGTCTAATTCCGGTCGGCAGCAATGTATGGCTTCATGGAGGGTCGTGTCCAAACGATCCTCCTCGGACTGCCACGTGGCGATGCGGAGCACCCTGCCTGCGGCATGGCCCGGGTCGACCATGTTTCCGTAGTCGGCCAGGTTCGGGCTGAACCTGAGCGTCCAGTACTTGCCGCCGAGCCGGACCCTCATGGCCGGATCACTTGAACCCGCGCTTCATCGCACGGTACGAGGCCGGGCTGATCGTGGACTTCGACTTCGGGCGGCTGGTGCCGGCCCTGCGCCGTGCGTTGATGTTCGCGTACAGGCCGCGCTTCGCTGCTTTCTTCGCCATGTTCATCCTCTCGAGGTCTTGCCGCTGCACTTCCACTTCGCACGCGAGAGCCGCAGCGGGCTGTTTGGGTTGCGTGCCGCCGCCGGGCTGCGCTGCATCTGACCCCAGCTGCGGGCGCAGTACGCGTCACCCTTGGCAGTGCCGGGTTTGATGCGGTCGCCGCCGCTCTTGGCCTTGCCAGCCTGCCCGTAGCTCACCTTGTTGGTGCGCCCGGTCTTGGGATTCTTCACCACCTTCACGAATCGCTTGCCCTTGGCTGGCGTCGGCATGATCTGTCCTTCTGAGACGGCTAGTGTGCGTCCATGATGTCCCACGCGATTCGTGGGTGACCACGTGAACGACCGCCGTCAGGATCGTCGTTCGTCTCCCATCGTATGAACAGCCGCACCCACTTCGCCCGCAGGCTGGTCGGACCTGGCCCCTTCTCCACGATCCAGCCGCCCGAGCCGTCGCCCCAGTCGGCCTTGTACGTCCCGCAGCGGATGAAGTCGCAGTGCCTGTTGCGGATCTCGTAGACGCCGTTGCGCGTCTCGAGGTATTCCCGTGCGATCCCGACGATGTTCGAATGGTGGTTGTGGCCCACCGCGATGCAGTCCACGCCCTCGAGCCAGGACAGCATCCTCCTGCTGTCGAGGACGCCCATCGACATGGGCGCCCCGCCGCCCGATCCGTGGTGGTATCGCATGGTCCACGTGAGCTTGCAGTTGTTGACCGCCACGCGCACCTTCATCCAGCCGCCGTAGCCGCCGGCGCCGATCTGCGACCCGGGGTTCAGGCTCTTGATGGCACGGACCAGGTGCGTCGTTGGGCAGACCTCATGGTGCTTGAGCCACGCCGACTCATGATTGCCTTGGCCCAGGAAGGCCCAGTTCTGAGCGTATGGCGCGTACCGCTCGGCCACCTCGTCGATCACGGCATCGAAGTATGCGCTGGCCGCGTGGCTTGAGCGGAGCTGCGACTTGCACTGCCGCCTGTCGCTGACGCCCTGCATCAGGTCGAGGCAGTCGCCCAGATCGCAGATGATCGCGTTGCGCTCGACCGCCTCGCGCAGGTGCTTCTGCTCGAGGACACGGTCGCACTTCTTGTTGTCCGTGTGTGCATCGCTTCGCAGCAACAGCCATTGCTCCCACGACCGGAAGTTCTCCCCGATGCAGTCCACGATGTGGATGTTCCGGCCGTGATGCGTCACCATCCACGGCACGGCAGGCGATTTGATCTTGGGCTTGCCCTGTTTGCCCATCCAGCCTCACCATAGCGGCTGCACACCGTATTTCATGCCGTAAGAAATTCTTGCCGGAATTTCTAACGCAACCCCCTTGCGCTGCCGATGTATGGCGATGTATACACCCCAAACCCGAGCGCGTTGCTCGGAGCACAACCTCGGAGGAACTGCCATGAAGGTCAGGGACACCGTCAGCAACCATCTCAACCACCGGGCCGAGATCCGCCGCAAGTACGACGATGTGCTTCTCGCGTGCGCGATGGAGCTCGGGGACTCGGTCAGCGCCGAAGTCATTGCCGCCACCCGCGCCGTCGCGCAGAGCAACCTCGACGCCGAGCACGAATTCGACGCCGCCATCCTGTGGCTGCACCAGGCCGAGAAGGACTTTCTCGCCACCCACGCCGACACAGAGGTCGAGCTGTGAGGCAGGACACCGAAACCCTCGTGGACCGCATCCTCGACATGGTCGAGATTTGCCGCACCGAGCCGATGACGCGCAAGCAACTCGCCTACCGCTGGAACGTCACGCCCCGCACGGTGAACAACATCATCTACCGGGCGCACGACCTGTTCGGGGTGATGATCGCCCACAAGGACGGGGTCGGCTACACCGTCCTCGACATGGGCATCATCAATCCTCGCAAGCTCAGGACTCGGAGGTTCCGATGAACCTCTTTGACACCGCCGAGGCTGAGCGGCGCAAGATCGTCGGCAAGGCGCTGGCCGCCGATGGCAGGCACGAACTCCTCGCCGCCGCACGCGGCTTCGCGGCGTTCATCGCCAGCCACGGGCAGACCGTGACCGCCGACGAGGTCGCGGCGCTCATGGCCGAGAACGGCCTTGACTATGCCGAACTCGGGAACGCCGCCGGCAGCGTGTTTGACGGCAAGTTCGCATGGACGGGCGAGGTGGTCGCCAGCCGCCGGCCGTCCACGCATGGTCGCCTGATTCGGGTATGGAGGCTCGCATGATCCTGCACGTAGACCACGTCGTTCCCATCACGTCCGACTACGCACGCACCAACCGCCGCCTGGCCGAGTACCTCGCCAGCCACGATGTGTCGGTGCTCGTCGATTCCAAGTGGATTGAGGACGAGAACGAACGCTTCCACCAGCACGGCAGCGTGCGGACGCGGTACTGGCGCCTGAAGTCGTGGGACCTGCTCGAGATCCGGCTCGACGGCACGGCGATCAACACGCCGCACGACGTGCCGATGGACTTCCCGATGCCGGAAGTCATCGCCATCGCGGAGGGTGGCGCGCTGCGCGACGAGCTTGAGCGCCAGGGCGCGAAGGCGAAGGCATGAGGAACATTCCCGATGCCGGCAATGTCGCCGTCACCCTGCGCCACGGCCAGTCCGTGGTCGTGATCGACGAGCAGGGCCGCGCCGTCGCGGCCATCGCGCCGACCCCGTCCAACGTGGGGAAGGTCACGCTCGTCGTGCGCGCCCCGAAGACCGTCCGCATCATCAGGGAGCGCGACGATGACTGACCCGACCTGGTACGAGCACGCGCTCAACGAGCGCGGCCTGACGATCATGCTGCTGCGTGCGCGCATCGGGCACATCCGCGCCGCGGCGGCCCCGCTGCGGCAGCTCTCGGCGGCGCTGGCCGCAGGGTTCAAGCACGACCAGAACGAGGCGCTCGAGTCGATCAACGCCCTGCTGCGCGAGATCGACCGCGACCCACAGACACCCTCCGGCGCGTTGCCGGAAAGCCCCCGCGCCGTGACACTTCATCGTGGTTTTCAACACGGCGCGGGGGTAACTTTGAACGAGGAGAAGCAATGACCGACTCACGCGACGAGCACGAACCGTACGGATTCACCGAAAGCCCCGTGATCGCCAAGATGCAGGCCGATATCGCCCGCCTCACCGCCGAGCGCGAGGAGGCGAGGGAGCAGGCGGAACGGTGGGAGGACGATGCGCTTCGTTTGCTCAACGAGCGCAACGCCGCACAGAAGGAGCGCGACGAGGCGAGGCGTGCATACTGCATTTCGGCTTGGCGCCGACTGCCGGACGAGCAGGCAACGACCATTACCCCGGTGATGATTGCCCAGCAGCAGGGATGGGACTGGAGATCGTGGGCGCCATTCAAGGAGGACGCATGATCGACCCAGGCGACGAGCACCAGGAGCGCGACATCCTCGAGCGGCTCGACATCTACTGGCCTGGCATGGGCGAGATGGCGAACCTTGAACGCCGCGAGGCGGCGCGGCACATCCGCGTCCTGCGCGACGAGGTGCGGAAGTTGCGCAACGTCATGCCAGCCCACATCGAGCGCATCCTCTACGAAGGGTCCGGCTGACGATGCTTGCGGGGCGAGGGGAACGGGACGAGGACGTCGTTGACCGCGTGCGAGACAGCGGCACGAACGACCCGCTCACGATTGAACTCATGCAGGAGGTCGTTTACCTGCGGCAGGAGATGGCGAAGTTGATACGCCAGGTGAACCGCCAAGTACTGGCAGCATCCAACCACAGGGTCCGCAATGATTGAATTCGTCGTACCGGGATTCGCCGCCCCCCAGGGTTCCAAGCGTGCGGTGAAGCTCAGGAACGGGCGCGTCGTGCTGCTCGAGTCGAGCGCCAAGGTCAAGCCTTACCGGGCGGTGTTCGCGCTGGTGGCACGCGAGGCGTGGACCGAGCCGCCGGCGACCGGGGCGGTGGCGGTCGAGTTGTGCTTCCGGTTCCCGCGCCCGAAGTCGCACTTCACCTCGCGTGGCCTGCTCAGGCCGGCGCTGCCCTTGGCTCCCACGCGGCCAGACCTGGACAAGCTTTGCAGAGCTGCCTTGGACGCAATGACCGGGGTCGTGTACGTGGATGACGGCCAGGTCGCGATGATCGCCGCCAGCAAGGAATGGGGCGAAACCGCCGAAACGCTGGTAAAAGTGTGGGCTTGACGCCTGTATCGCTAGCGGTATACTGATCCTGTCGTGGGCGCGTTGCCCCCGGCCGAGCGCGGCGACCCGCGCAAGCGAAGGAGAATGACATGGAACTTGCACGATTTGGTCAGGCGCAGCTTGACCCCATGACCGTTGCACAGGTGTTCAAGGCGTCCGGGATGTTCCCCGACATCCAGTCGGAGGCGGCGGCCTGCGCCAAGATCATCATCGGCCGCGGGCTGGGGCTGTCGGACTACGACGCCATGACCGGGCTGCACATCATCAAGGGCAAGGCGGTCCTGGCCGCGAACCTGATGGCAGCGTCCATCAAGCGGGCCGGGAAGTACGACTACCGCGCCACGTGCTCGGACACCGAGTGCAGCATCGTGTTCTTCGGTCGCACGATGGACGGCAAGTGGGAGGAGATCGGCACCACCGAGTTCACGCTCGAGGACGCACGGCGGGCGCAGCTCGGCGGCGACAACTGGCGCAAGTGGCCAAAGGCCATGCTGTTCGCCCGCTGCATCTCAAGCGGGTACAAGCAGCACTGCCCGGACGCGCTCGGTGCCGCCCCGGTGTACGTCGAGGCACATGGCGAAACGGAGATTGTTGAGGACGCTCCGCGCAGCCGTGCCGCGCTGCCCGCCCCGGAGGTCGTGGAAGCCACCACGTTGCCCCAGGACGCGCCCGTGGCCGTGGAAGCCCCCAAGCCCGTCCGCAAGCGCAAGGCCGCTCCTGAGGCATCTGCGCCCGCCCCAGCCCCGGCCCCCAAGCCGACCGAGCAGGCCGAGCCGGCAGACACCTACCCGGACGAGTACGAGGGGACGTTCGCCATCCTGCGGGTCGTACGCCGCAAGGACAAGCCCATCGCGATCCAAGTCGCAGGCGACCACGGGACCGCGTGGGTCGCCACGACCGTAGGTGAGTACGGGATGTTGGCTGACAAGGCCGATGAGATGCGGCTCGACATCGCCCGGGTCGGGAACGCCCTGACCATCATGCGCGTCCTGTCCACGGTCGAGCGCAAGCCAGCGCCGACCCCCGCCGACGATGACCTGTCCATGCCCTTCTGACCCGGAGGAACACCATGTCACTCTACGCAATCCAGAACGAGATCAGCGACATCATCGACGCCCTGCTCGAGGGCGGGCAGACGGAGGCAGACGCGAACGCAGCCCTGGAGGAGCACTTGGCCGGCCTCGACGCGGCGCTCGAGGACAAGGCCGAGGGCTACGCCAGCGTCATCCAGGAACTCGCGCTCCGCGCCAAGGCACGCAAGGACGAGGCCGCCCGCATCCGCGCCCTGGCCGAGGCCGACGAGGCCGTGGCCGACCGCCTCAAGAAGCGGCTTAAGGAGGCGATGGAATCCACGGGCAAAAACCGCATCGACGGCCTGAAGTTCAAGCTGTCGGTGGCGGCCAACGGCGGGAAGCAGCCGCTCGTCATCGAAACCCCGGTCGATGACCTGCCGTCCGAGTTCAGGGTCGTGCGTCACGAACCCAACAAGGACGCGATCCGCGCCGCGCTCGAGTCCGGCACGGCCATCCCCGGCTGCACCCTGCTCCCGCGAGGCACCAGCCTGCGGATACGCTAGGGAACCTTCTTCTCTCGCTTGCCCCGGCGGCGTGCAGGACGCACTCACCGCCGGGGCTTTTCATTTCACTTCGACTTGAACATGTCCATCAGCTTGCCGATGGGCAGGACGTTCCCGACGAGGTAGCCCGCGAGGGCCAGCATGACGCCGAACCAGACCGATCCGAGGAACTGACTCATGTCGTGCCTTTCTGCTTGCGGCGCTTGGCCGCGTTTCGGAACGCCGCATCGAACTCCGGGTCTTGCGCCCGCATCGCGGCGATCAATTCACGGTCCCCCTCGGGGCGTGATTCATCGAGCATATCGACGGCCAGCTCGGCCTGCGACACCTTCTTCCGGGGCAGCCAGCCGATGGCGATGCGGATGGCCGTGAACGCCCCGCTCTGCCACAGGATGAACGCCACCGCCACCACCGCCAGCGCGATCCCCCACCAGTGCAGCGTGGAGAGCCACGCAGGCACCCGGGCCTCGACGTGGGGGATGTCGGCCTGGATGGCGTCCGCGTGCCCAAGGATGCGCGTGGCGCCGTCCACGACAACCGGGTCGCCTGCGGCCTTGCCGTGGTCCACGAGCGCCTGCGCCTCGCCACGGATGGCCGTGGCGTTGTTGGCGATCCTGGCGACCGGGTTGCAGCCGGCCAGGAGCAGGACGAGGATCAGTCCTCCTCGACGATCCACAGGCATGTCGCCTCGTCGAGCACCGCGTCATCCGCCGGCTTGGGCGGGATGAAAGCGTCCCTCTGCGCGTCATACGAATACGCGATCCCCGCGTAGTTGAACCGCAGCGCCTTCGACTGGTCGGCGCTCGGCTCGCCCGTGTGCGGGTCGTAGTGGACGCCGCCACGGGTGTTGTAGCTCGTCTGCACCCAGGTGCCGGGCATGGTCGCGATGAAGTCGGATTCCGCGACGATGACCTGCGTGACGATGCCGTCCTCGACCTTTGCGTAGTGCGCCATGATTATGTCCCGACAACGAGGTCGCCGCTCGTCGTGAAGGTGTGGATCGTGTAGCCGTCTGCCTGCGTGATGGTCCCGCCAGTGGCGCGTGGCGCGCCGCGATAGCGAACGATGACGATGCCGGAGCCGCCTGCGGTGCCTAAATATCTCAGTCCCGTGTCGATTCGACCTTCTCCGCCGCCTCCGCCTCCGGAATTGGCCGTTCCTGCCGTTCCCGCCGTGCTTCCGCTTCCCTTGCCGCCGCCGCCTGCGCCGCCAGCGCCTCCATCGGCAGACGGATCGGTTCCGGTCGTTCTGTACCCGCCGCCGCCCCCGCCTGCATATGTCGTGCTGACTCCTGAAATCGCGCTTGCGGTTCCGTTCCCGCCGACCCCTGCCGTCCCAGCCGCGCCTGCGGCGCCTACTGCCGATGCGCCGCCGCCTCCTCCGCCCGACCACGTCTGGTTTGGCGACGTCCCGGCATTGAACCCGGTTCCGCCGCTGCTTCCCTGCGATGGCGATGTCGATGGGGTGTTTCCTGCACCTCCAGATTGTGAAGATGTTGCTCCGCCTCCACCGGAACCACCTGACTGAGGAAATAACGAAGCACTGCCACCACGTCCGCCGCCTGCTCCGGTGATTCCGAAGAACGTCGAACCAGAACCACTTACGGTCAAGGCTCCGCCAGCGCCAACCACTACGGAATACGACGAACCGGGATACAAAATCGACAAATTGGAACCAACGTTCGTCCTGTACCCGCCGGCCCCTCCTCCACCACCATAAGGAGCAGCGGAATTCAAGCCGCCGCCCCCCCCGCCGCCTCCGACAATAAGGTATTCGACCTCAAGAGTGCCGCTGACGAAACCGAGCATCTGCCCGACCGTCGATGCCCTCATCGGGCGGCGCATCCTGCCGAGGTTGCTTCGCATGTCAGCCTCCTCAGATGAACGAGTAGAAGCAGCCCATCGTCCCGGTCGATGACTCGAACTGGAGCGTGACGTATTGGTAGCCGATCAGGTCGAGCACCGCAGCCGCAGGCGGCGTGCCGGAAGCGGCAGCCGTTCCCGGGCTGTAGACGTTCACGGTCGGGACGCCGAGGCCCACGGTGATCGCATGGAAGAAGTGCTGCGTGGTGCCGTTCACCGACAGGCTCGGGATGCTGCCGCCGGTCGCGTTGTACGCGCAGGCAAGGTCGGCAAGCAGCGTGGGGACGTAGATCGGCGTGCTGTTCGTCTGCACGTAAGTCGCCCAGCCGATCACGCGCACGCCGGGCGTGGTCGCGTTGTTGGCGCTGTGGAACGGCACCAGTCGCATCAGGCTCTGCGTGTTCCCGCTCGCCATCGGGACCATGAACGTCTGGCTGGTC